CTCCACTTCCTCCTCCTCCCCATGCCTGTACTAAGACCTTAATAGCACCTGCTGGTTTGGTCCATGTTCCTGAATTAGTCCATACAGATGTAGAAGCAGTCTGCGAGAGACCTGAGAGAGTACTCCCTGTAAAAGCCAAAGAACCAGATATTGTCGTAGTAGCCACAGTTGTAGTAGCGAACGAATCGGTGCCTGAGAATGTATTATCTCCACTAAATGTATTATTACCAGAGAAGGCAAAAATAGCAGTCAAATCTAACCAACTTTGCTTCAAATAACCAGCGTTAGTTGAGATGATGTTATATAAACCTCTTACGTCAGGTGATGAAGTTGAATACTTCGCCTGAATCACTAGCGGAATGTCTGAACCGAGATCAGTACTCGAAGCCATCTCTAATTGAGTTGCCAGCTCTACAATGCCCCCGTTTGTCTCTGTTGAAGTTGCCGCTCCTGCGTTCGCTACGTTATCGATATAGCTCTTAGAACAAAACTCTGAATTAACAGCACATTCGTCTGTTGTAGTTGGAACGGATGCAAACCCAAATGTTCCTGTAATCCACCAGTTCGCTTCAATGGTTGCAGCGTCTCTACGTGGCGCATACTCTTCAAAGAGTTGAGGTGAGTCAGAAAGAATAAAAATACTTTGACCTGGATGGGCTTTTCTTAAAGTCGTAGATGCTGTAAAAGGAGACAAGAATCCCAATCCACGTGAGACTCCTGTTAGTGTTGCGGTCCCATCATTGTTTTGAGTGACTCCTGTGAAAGAAACTAATTCCTTTCGAGTTGAGCTCTGAGGGTCCAATGTTCCGTAGCCAATATCTGAGGCTAGTGAAGTCATTGTTATAGGCAACTCTGAAATAGGTTCTTTGAAGGAAGAAAGTCTCACAGAAGTATCTGTGATTCCTATAGATGTTTTAAGCCTGTAGGTACTTCCGGCTGCAGGATTGAATGCTCCAAAAACTTGTGCATTTCTCAACTCTTCAATCTCAGAAGTGAGTTCAATAGCTTTCTCCTCTAACTGAGAAGTTCTTTCTTGAACTTGTTGAGTTAGGACACCCAGACCAACCGCTGCGATTGCAGTCATGATTATAATAAGGAAAGAGGCAAAACCGCGGGTTTTCATAGCCTTACTGTTGCATTTCTTCAATTTCTTTGTTGTGGATAGCATATGGTTATTTTCTTAAGTAAGTTGGTACTGATTCGACCTCTACGAAGTTAGTACCGAGTGATAATAATTCCCAACGCGCGCCTGCCACGCTAGAGAAGACACGTTGCTGATATTCGAACACGTTTTGTTTAGCCAGGTCAGTAATCGCCCTAAATTTAGGCAATAACTCCTGATCTGCCTCCTCATCGGAAATGGTGTCCCCAAGAGGGTTATCTCCAAGCCCTGCTTCTCCTAATGAGGACCCAATGTCTCCAATATAGGCCTCAGGGAAGACAGAATCGCTGTTAATGATTGAAGCCAATACAGTCCTTTTCCCTTGGTACTCAAACGCAATGGCACAGCCAATATCAGAGCCTGGGGCGTAATAACCCTCGTAATAGGCCATATCCAGATTGAGTAGGTTCGCTCTATTGGAATTCTGTACGTATGAGAAGGCCGCCACGCAGTCGTAAGGCAATGATTCATCAGAAGGTGCGTCATCGTGCCATTGAAGCGTCCCCCACATCTTATAAATCTGAGGGTTCGCATTCGAGTGGCCATACTCAACTCCTGCAATAACTGCAATTCGAGAAAGGTTCCAAATGAACGGAGCGTGCCAAATTCTTTTCCTCTCAATGTTTCCAAGAGAATTAACTTCAGTCCTGGTTTCGTGTAGCCAGACACGCCCGTTATTCGGTGCGGTTAGGTAAACAAAGTCACCGGCTGAACGCAAGTGTCCTCCAGTGAAATTTTCTGAAGCTAATTCGCTGTGAATATCGTCTGATAGAGAAGGGAATTGAGCTTGGTTTATATTCCTGAATGTTCCGAACACGTGTAACTGTTGATCTTGAGAAAGATATATTAAATCATTTCCTACATTCCCTATAAACTCGTGCCTCAAAGCTCCTTTCTCATCTGACATCGGAATTTTATCGACTATCGTTTGTTCAGTGAGGTCAGTACCGACTGTGATTTGGTTGAACGAAACAACATACCAGTTACTCTTTCCTGAGATGTGAGCCCGACCATTTCTTTCTCCTATTCCTGTTGGTACTTCGTCGAGTGTCAAAATATCAGCGTCTCCAATTGTTCGAGGAGAATTTGCTGTGAAATCTGTATAGTCAGCGTTAGAAGATATGTAACCGAGTCGTGAGGTATCTGAACCACAATAGAGTTGGTTCCCAATAACTTTTATAAAATCAACAAGGAAATCTGCTGCTGGTGTATTTGCAACTGTGGCTGGTCTATCCAAAACAACTGAACCATCCGCCTCAGCTTGTGCATCTTGAGCGCCAGTAAGAGTTGAGCCAGAGGTTCCTCCATACGTGTAAGCATTGCCGTTAATGATGACTGTTCCTCCTCCGGATAGGAAACCAAGTGACGCTGCCGTTGCAGTTAAACCAATGATTGCTGCTGTTGTAGTGCTTGCTTTCAAAACACCTATGCCACCGCTCCAATCTTGAAGGTCATCTGTTCCATTACACATGATCAACTTATCTTTCTTAGCGGAGTTATCCCACCAAGGCGCGAAGTTCCATCGAGTTGTTGTGAGAGCACTTAGAAGCGTATACCAAACGAAAGTTCCTGATTCAACAATGTCTGATTCAACCTGTAACAGTGAGTTAGCCACTCTCAGAGGCCTAGAAGTACCCAGAGACGTGTCCCATTCAAAGGAAGAGTCTACCTGGGCTATTGTCCCGTCAACCGCTCCCCTACGAAGCAATCCTGGTCGTACAGCAATTGTTCCGGAACGCTTTAAATAGACATTCTTCGATCCCCTAACCATAAACCTATTCGACAGCGCAGTTCTGTCGCGGGCGGAAACATAACCACCAAATGGACGTTCTTTTGGTCCGGCAAGTTTAAAGTCGAAGTTGTCAGCCATGGTTTAAAATTCGTCGTAATAACTTCCTACCGTTCGAATCTCTTGAGATGGATTGTCTGCCCTGTATTGAGCATAGAGTCCTATGTCTCCTTCTCCTCCGTAGAGGATTGCTCGAAGTGTTTGAGCCTTCTTGTCAGCCTCGTCTTGGACAGCTACACCAAGCGCTGCTTCGTGTTCAAGTAATGTGAAGGAAGAATCGTTCAGAATGATTGAGTCATCATCAGTAGTAATCGTCCTATTAAGAACTGAATTTGCTAAGAAAATAGCTGAAGTCTGGAACAACATCTGGTGAGGTGAAGGTAGAGCAATCCATAACCCTCCTAACCTGAAGTTTGTAAGCGTTGCACCATGAGCCATGCTCACTTGCATATAATCAATCGCAGTCCAATCTGGTGTGCCTGTTTCTGAAGCCCCTGAGAAATCAAGAGCGACTAGAAGCCATTCTCCTGAAACCCAAGCTCCAAGGAATCCTTCTGTATTTGATACTTCATTATAATCAGTCGCACTTGAACCCAACCTGAGTGCGAGTGAAGTGAGATCTGTGGCGGTAGCCCCGTCAGGAATCCTGAATGCCATGAATGCAACACCCACATCCTCGTAATCAGCCATGCTTAGTGGACTATCGAGAGCTTGAGTCAGTGTTCCAGTTGATGATCCTGTGAGTTTGAATTTGAGAGAAGAAGGCGCCTCATAGAAGACAGCCCTATCATCAGTGAGTGCAGAAAGAGATCCTCCTGCAGTCCACTTGCTTGAATCGTGCATCGTATCGAGAATAATACGTGGAATTGGTTTTGATGTAGCCACTCGAACTATTGGAGTCCCTTTGTCCCATTCGAACGTAAGAGTATATCCAGTTGGAAGAAGATGTTTTGTCCTATCAAACAACTCAATTGGGATCTTCATCACGTCATCAATGCGAGTACGGGAATCTCCGTCTGGCCTGAAGTCAACAAGTGCTCCTCCGAAGATATTCTCATCAGCAAGGTAATCATCCACCCCGCTATACAAAATAATTGATTGCTTTGAAGATGCTTCCGGAAGATCTGCTTTTTGAACAAGTTTTCTGGCTGCCCGCTCAATAGCTTTGTCGAGTCCAGTCACATTGTCCAGATTGGTCCCTGATAGGAGCCCAGCCATTCCGTCTTTAAGTTGTCCAACGTTATACATATTATTCCTTCATGCATTTTATCCCGTATTTAATGATTTCATCGAGGCGGGTACGGTTGCCTTCCTCTAACGTGTTGTGCTCTTGCTGACTCTTGTTCAATTCTTCAAGAATCGCATGAGTTTTTTCGTGGTGCTTAGTGGTGTCGTGATTGAAGTATTGGAGAAGGTTTTCTGCCCATACAGGCACTTCTTCCTCTTTCTCTTCTTCACCTTCTTCTGCCCTATCCCAGAATTTAGGCACTACTCCTTGATTTGCAAGAACTAAATACAACATCCCTGCAAGGATAATATTTAGGGGAGTAAACCCTAAGTCTGTCAGTACGACCAACCATTCCATGAGCTAGTACCTACACTCTGTCACTTGGACCGTTGTCGATCCTGTGTCTGTGAGTGCATTTAGAGCTCCTGTGAATGGGAAGTCTGAGTTCAGACCGATCTCCAATACAGGGCTTGAGGTTGATAATGTATATCCTCCTGTGAACGCTGCTGTTGCTCCGAAACCGATTGCAATTGTGTTTGTGGCCACGCCGAGTGAATCAGTTGGAAGTTGAACAGTTGCCCACGCCCGATTGGCTGCTGATGCAAGAACCTCAGTTGAAATGTCATCTCCTGCGACCGCAACAGCTTGTGTTGAGATGTCGCATTCAGTGGCACTTGATCCTCCTTGTCCTTCGAATGAGATGTCTCCCTTTGGTGGTCCATAGAAGAAGAACAGTCCCCCTATAAATAGGATTGCGAGAGCAAGAAGAGCTTTTTCAGATGCTGTCATAAATTATTTAGTTACTAATAAGTTCGGGGCTACCGTCCCGAGCCTAACTCCCCGAAAGGAGTTAGATCGAAGCGTTAGTCAGCATTCACGAGTTCCGCTGAAAGTGACCACGTAATATCGGTGTCACCTCTTCGGCAGAATTTCATGTCGGAGTATTCAGCTCCGTCAATCAGATCATCATTGGCCGTCGGGGCAATGAGGATGTGACCGGCTGTAGCAGTCATGGTAGTTGTAGTCGCTGCCACTAGAGCAGACGAGTCATACATGAACGACTTACATTGTCCCGCGTCTGGCAGGAATGTTGTCAATGTAGAAGTCGCAACAGGAGTTAATTGAATTACTTCCTGTCCCGCACCACTAGATGCCATCGAGAAGTAAGAACATCGATTCAAGAGTTCTTGAGTCAATGAAACAGCTCCACCGTTAGCATCAGTCAACGTACAGTGATCACCACCCACTGTGAGAGATCCTGTAGTAGTTGTAGCTAGCGTAGAAGAGTTGGCGGTGATGTTTAGAGCACCAATCCAATCTCCAGTCCCGCTAATTACAAGCGTTTCGTCAACAGAAAAACCATCTGCTGCGTCGACTTGGTCGTAGTTAGTAATTCCACTGAACAGGTCCTCAAGTGATTGAGTTGCTGGAGTGAAAATACCAATAAGAGCAATAATTGCTACCGCAACCATTGCTATCCAGAGATTTTTGATTTTTGAATCCATAGAATTTGATTGCAGTTAGTTAATAAGCGATAACAATTAGGTACCAAGAGCACCTACAAGACCTGAATACTCGATTGAGTCAACTTCCTCTCGAGCACGCAATTTGTAGATGTACGCGTCATCCCTTTGAGTCTGCCAGTCAACAAGGTCAGTAAAGAACTCTTCGCGAACGAAACGTTCTACACCGTGTCCTTCTGCTCCAATGAAGTATGCAGTAGTTGAAGTGTCATCAAGGAATTGGTTATAAACCACCCTCATTCCCGGGTACAGTTCCGAGAAGTAGTTGAGGTCGTTGTTACCAGTACCAGAACGAAGAACAGATTTAGCAACCGTCATTCCATTCTTGTGGCCATCGTTAGATGTCAAGAGGAAGTCAGGTTCGTAACCTACTTTCACACCAGTCTGGTTAATTTGGTTTCTTAACAGAACAACACCGTCATTTAACGTTGAGTCTGCAAGAGCACCAGAAGACAAGTTGTCTACAGTGTCACCATTAGAGTTCACGTGCGAGTCAGAGAACAAGGCAACACCTTCGATAGTTGTCTGAGTAACGAATCCGTTAGCAAAAACACCGAATGCGTTTCTGTCACGTGACGCAAGCCACGCTCTAACGTTTCCATTAACAGCTTTAGCAACAGAACTGTGTTGCTGGTCAGCCCAGAAAGTACGCGCAATGTCGAGATCTTTTACGAACTCAGCAATGAGTGTAGTTTTTGGAGAAGGCGCGTTGATTGCAATTTGCTTAGCATTTTTGAAATCACCGGTTCGCTTTTCGAAGTAACCTCCACCACCTTGCACAGTAGAAACTACAGCGGCATTTGTCGCTTGTCCCTGTGTGAATACTTGTGGATCAGTTGCTTCCGCCTTACCTTCACGAGCGTGTTTTAACATCGCCTCGTCACGAATTTGGTCCAAAGATGTCTTCACCAACTCTAAGTCGGGTGAGGAGTCTTGGGATAGTCCATATGGGGGCATAAATTTTTAAGTTAAGTTAATAAGTTAAGTTAATAAGTTTAGTTAGTAAGCAAGACTATTCGAATACAGTTACTGAAGGAGAGATAACGAAGTACAAGATGTCATCACGGAAACTTCCGCCAATGATAACTAGTCCATTCGTACCTGCATCTGCAGCCGCTGAGTCGATTGTCCAGTCCGTTGAGGTAAGGTCGAACACAGTACGTTTTCCACCGAGAGCATCAATTTCTGCCTGGGTATCAGCAGCACCGGCCACTTTTGGCTTAGCTGTGTATACGAGTCCAGGAACAGGCAAGATAACTTCAACACGTCCGGCTGCGGCAGCGGTATCACTTGATAACGATTTAGCAACACCAGAGAAACGCTCAGAAGTAGTACCTTCGCCATCAGCCATGATAGCTACGGCACCGTTTGAGCCTTCTTGTGCTGGAGTACCTCGATCAATAGTTCCAGCTCCACCTGATTCAACCAATCTGCTGATTGAGTTGGGGTTCGGGTTGGAGTCGTGGATTCCAATTCTTTTGGCCATAATATTAGTGAGGATTAAGTTAATAATTCCCCCACAGTTTTGTAAAAAAAGTTAAGCAGTTGCTCTCCTATGTTGAGTAGCTTTACGAGCATTTATAATGCCCTCTTTAGGTACGTTATAAGGTGGCTTCATAAAGATAGTCTCAGCATCGGTTGGAACGAACTCTTCCTCTCCAGGTTTACCAGGCGCTCCTGGTGCTGCTGAATAAGCAGGAGGTTGTCCACCGCGTCGTACTGCATCCTCCGCGATTAAACGGGCTTTCTCAGCATTAGCGGCGCCACGTGCGATTCCTAAGTCTTTAGCAGCATCTCCCGAAGGAATAATACTGTTTTCAAGAAGGTCAATGACCTGATCACGTTCATCCTCGTCCTCGATAGAATCAGCCATGTCGATTGCAGTGTCTCGGCCTTTGTCCTTTTCGATTTGGTTTAAATCGCGTCGGGTTAAAGGTTTGTCCAAGTCAACTTCCTCTTCAGGAAGGTCTGCAAGCTCATCCTCAATCTTACCTAGGGCGTGAGTGAGACGTTGCCTCTTAGTAAACTTTTTATTTTCCACCTTGGACTTTTTAGGGTCTTCAGGAGGAGTCTGTGAAGGATCGTCTGCTTTGGGAGTTTCCTTTGGGTCTTCATTCACCGCTGGAACTTCCTCTGTTGCCGGTACAACTGGTTCTACATCCGGAGTTATTGGTTCTGGCATATTTTTCTTGGCGTTTAATGGGTTGCGCTGTCCCGTTTATTTTTTAATCCATGGAGATCTCTATTCACCCCACTTCTCTTCTATGTTTATCACCAACGCGGTTTATGCGTTGTGGATAATCATTCCCCTTCTTCCTCTAATGCATATCCGGCCAACGTTTGAAGAATTTCTTCATCAATACGTCCGAACCAGAGTGCAGCTCGATAAAAGATGAGTTTGTCTGGAGTATCACCTTCCACAACTCCTCGAGTACCAGCAAGAAAGGCAACTTGATCTTTAACAAGTTGTCTAACACTGTTATCGAGAGCCGCACGAGCACCAGCCCTTAAAGCCACAGCCTTTTTATGGGCTACTGGCTCCCCGTTGACTCTGAGTGTACCGACCTCATCAACCTTTACGATTTCAGTTAGAGGAACAGCGTGTAAGCCACCGAGGATATTAGCTATAAGGGTTGTCTTGTTCTTCATTGAGAGTTTTGACATTCCCAATAAGAAACATGCGAATTTAGTTGCTAGTGATCCCATACCTATTTCTTCTTACCAGCCTTTCGAGCAGTCTTTTTGGCTGCTTTTGGAGCTGATTTAGCAGTAGCTTCTGTCGAATCAGGAGCCTTTTTGCCTGCCTTTTTACTTCGTGCATCGTACTCTTTCTTGATATTCTCTACTGTCAATGCAGCTCCCGCTTTTCGAAGGCCTTCTACTGACGCAGAAAATATATTAGAGTCTTTTGCGAATGAAAGATCCATAATACGTATTATGTTAGTTAATAAATCCTGTAAGAAATACAGGGTATGACTCATGAGGGTCGATGCCAAAGAAACAACAAGTAAAAAAAAGCAAACTCATGAGCCAGACTCTACATTCCTCACGGTTATTCGCCCGGACACCGCAAAACGGGGTTATCGTTTCTTCTTAAGTCTAGCCTTTGCCTTTGCGACTATAAATTTTGAAGAAAGTTTCTTCCTACCAAGAGAAGTCTTTGGGTTAGCAGGCACTCTCTTCGTCTGTCGTAAGAACTTAACAGCCTTTGTAGCTCTCACCGCTTTACCTCCACGACGTGCATTAGCAAGCCTTGAGGGAGCTGACAGAACCGTTCCTACTGCGCTTCTAGCCCTAGTGGCTGTCTTCTTAGCGCCAGTACGAATGGCTTTTCTTAATGGAAGTCTTTTTGAATATCCTCTTTTTTGTGGCATGTATTTATTGGTTAGTTGCTAATGCTTTTTCATTCTGACCCGGCACTGCTTGGCCAAGAAGGGCCTCAATGAGTTCATCCTGCCCTTGTTTCTTCTTATACCGGTCTGGGTCGCCATCTGAGTATTCTTCAAGAACAAAGTCATCAACGACTGTCTCAGGGTCTATGAACGGCAATACTCGTGGGTCCATCATCTTCTCAAAGGCTCGATCCTTCTCAATGCGATCAAGTCCCATTGATTTAGTAACGATTCTATCTGCATCGATGAACATTGAGTATTTAGTCCTAGCAAACCTATAAGGGTTAATCTCAAAGATTCTCTGGTCACTCTTCATCCCTCCGGTCTTCTTGAATAGGTCCATCTCGATCTTCTTTGCGCGCTCCTTAGAGATGTGTCGTCCCATGTGTTTATCAGTGAAGACGATCTTGTTTGTTATATTCTTACCCTTCTCTTTACCTCGAGCAATGATGTGCTTGTATTTAACAGAGATTGCACCTCCGGCATAACCTTCAATGTCACCTATAGTGTCATTCATTATTGAAATATCCATAACAAGTTCTCCGACCTGCTTCACCATGTTGGCTACCATAGAACCAAATACTCCAAGGAACTTCCTCGCGTTAATAGAGGCTTCTCTTGTTTGAGTTGCAGTGATTCCTGTTTGAGTCTGACCACTCATCACTGGATCTTGAGTTGAGGCCGACATATCTGCTTCTGCTTTATCAATGGCAGCGTAAGTCGCGGCAAGGTTAGGTCCTAGATTATATGGAGTTGCATTAGCTCCTTGAGGCATTGCTACAGTCGCTCCTGGAGCCATCACTGACTGATCTACCTTGGCAACACCAGATAGGAACATAGGCTTGAATGTGTCCAATTTAACGCCATCTGTAGCCATTCTATCGAGTTCGTTGATCTTCTTATCTTCCCAGAACTCTTTGAAAGCACCACTCTTGAACCATACGAATCGTCCTGCTGGATCGATCGGTTCGAATCCTCCCATTGCGAATGGGTACACGGGAATAGTCCTCCATTCTTTATTTGGAAGAAGAGTCATTCTTCGATGCTTGAAAGGATTGTCGTAAGCCTTATCATGATTAAACATTCCAACACCTCCTAGCCATTTAAGTTCCAAGTCTTCCCCTTTGTAAAAGACAGTTAGCTCTTGAACAAAGTTAGCGTCTGCTTCTTCTGCATCAACATCAAAAAGTTGTCTGTTCTCTCCTGCTCCAATCATCACTCTAGTCTGGCCGGCAGTTACGTGATCAAACAGGTCTGTCCCATCTTGGAAATACTTCCCTTTGTAAATACTTCTAGCAGCATCATAAGAAATCCTCCTCACTCTGAATATAAACGGTTGTCCCTGGATGTTTCCAGTCCCTACATGGAAGTCTCCAAGCATAATCTCATCGATAGGTAACACGTGAAGCATGAGGCCAGAAAGGGCTTCATCTATAGCGTATTCAACAGTCATCTCACCGTCCTCTCTACGTTGACGAATCAATTGCATCGCTTCTACAAACTCAACATGAATAAATGAACCTGGGTTCACGAGAGCTGAGAGAACCATATAGAAATACTTCACCTCGTACCCTTGGCCATTTGGTCCAGCGGATCTCAACCTTTCTTCAACAAGAATGCGCATCACACGTGCAGTCATCTTGTCTTCCTGATCATGTTCGTCTTGAGCATAAACGAATGGGTAAAGCATTCCGGCAATCATGTGAGCCAAGATACTTATAAGTTTGTTGCGGGCAGTGTTCTTTCTACCTTTCCAACGCCATCTCTTTGTTTTGGTAACGTATGTGGCTCCCACGAAGGCAGCAAAAGTCTCCTGATCAAGTCGTGCTCGATTCAGAAGTGAAGTACCATCGAACTCATCGTATGGCTTGTTTTGGAGTGCGTAGGCTGTCTGGAAGTCCTTCTGAGCTAACTCGAAAAGCTTCTTTGCATCACCTTCTGGTTGATACTTGGATGGGGAAAGTTTCTTTCCACTATTGCTAAGAGCTTCACCCGTTTTAGGGTCGGTGACAATTTGACCAATCATGGATCAATTGAACCACACCGCAAGGAATTGCTCTGTGGATAGCGGAAGAGTTGCTGTAGGGGAAACCCAGTTATATTTATTTAACGAGGGTATTCTCTGGGACTTCAGCCCTCACCTTGTATTCCCCCTACAGAAACCCTGTAGTCAGATTAGTTTCATGGGAAGTAATCTGGTTCCACCTCCGAAGAGGTTTCTTCTTGAGGTATTTCATTTCCCCAAGTTCCCACGAAGTAATCTGAATGTCCTTTGAGAGACTAGTTAAGCATACCACGTTAGAAATCTTCATCTACGTGAACCTGTGCAGTCCCTCCTGAAACAATATTAGGATTGTCAGCCAGTTGAAGTTGATACGCGGTCGCATCCAATGTGTCATCGTGAACTCCCACTGGGAATGTAAACATCTCTTCTTCGAGCGACTTACATTCTCCCTCAATGTGTTTAATACCTCCTGCTGCATAACGTGGAATCAATCCTCTAATTCGAATCTCTTTCTTTGTCTGGTTATGTTCAAGCTCAACGATTGGCAAGAATATCTTTCTCCTGCGTTGCTCTGAATCTAAATAAGGTTTGAGGCCTACCGTGTAGGTTGTCTTCTCAAGTCCTATGGCCTCATATCTATGGTTCTTGTATAGCGTGAAAATGGCTTCTACGAGCTCTTCTGGATTGAGGCGTTGTCTCCATGCTTTCAAGTGCCAGATGTCTTCCTGGTTCACCCTGTTGTCACAGAAGCCAGTGTAATCGGCCGATGACTTCTTACTCATGGCTGAGTCGATAGTAAGGAAATTCCTTGTGTTCATCAGATCCACTTGGGCTTGCTCAACGTGTTGTATGTATGCAGGTTTGAACTCCTGGTTCTCAGTAAGAATAGGTGAACCCTGGTAAAGAGCTTCGAAGTCGTATGGACCGACTGTGTTCTTTATCTCAGTTAAGGCTTTGACATTGAATCTTTCTGGCCACAGTGCTTCTCCTGGCTTTCGGAACTCTTCCTTTTGAGTTGCGATGGCTGGGAAGTGAATTACTTTGGATCGCTTGGATAGTTCAGGATTAGCAAGTATACGTCCAGCGAGGTCATCGACGTGCCAACGAGTAAGGATAACAACGACAACACCTTTCGGTTCAAGACGAGTAAAGGCGGTAGAAGTAAAGAACTGCCAGACTTTCTCTCGATAGACTTCAGACTCAGCTTCCTCACGGTTCTTAATAGGGTCATCGAAAAGTAAAATATCAGCACCGCGACCCGTAACCGAACCTCCAACACCCACGGATGTATAACTCCCGCCTTGATTTGTTTTCCATTTTGCTTTTGCTTGTGCATCTTCTTTAAGGGTTAGATCAAAAATGTATTTATATTCTGGACTGCCAACTATTCCTCTGGTCTTTGAACCAAAGTCTTGAGCCAACTCGGCTGAATAGGAGACAGTAATGATTTCTTTATCTGGGTTCTTACCCAAGTACCATCCGGGAAAACCAACTGAACAGAGTTCAGACTTACCATGCCTCGGCGGCACGAACACCAAGAGAACTTTATAATCACGATCCCCAACCTTCTCGATGTGTTCAAGTTCTTTTGCAATGATTTCGTGATGCCAGTTCGGTTCATATTTAAAGTTTGTTGCGATTTGATAATCAATCAGATGCTCCTTCGCCTCCTGTGCTACGAGCGAGCACTCTTCCTGCAATTCTTGCTCTTTGGTCATCTCCGAAGATGTTGAGGATGTTGGTGACGCTTCCTTCTCCGCCACTTCCTTTTTTGATGCCCGTGATTTCCGCGGCGAGCGAGAGTTCTTTGTGACGGTTTTTCTTTTTGTTTTTGATGTCATAAACTAAAGCGGTAATAATAAGCTCTTCCGTGAGTCCATGTTCAGCAAAGATTTCTTTAAAACCTGCACTTTCTGTGAGATTACTCGGACTATTGATAGTAGCTTCTGAATACTTGGCGTCACGCATAGCTTTTGTGACGTTTCCCCCGTTTTCCACCAGTTTTTCGGCTGCTTTCTTCTGCTTGATAGTAGGCATATTTCAATCATACACTAAGTTAAGCATAGATCTTGAGCGATATCTCTAATAACGTTCACAGTGACTGCATTTCCTAAAGTCTTATAACGCTGGGTGTCTGATACACCATACGTCCAACCTACCCTAGTTCTAACTTCAATCGTAAAGGTATTTTGATTTTGGCATATTACTCTAAGGATGATTTAGTTTGTTGAAGAATAATCTTTGCAACATCTTTTACCAGAAAATACTTCTTCCCTTTTTCTGTGTAGTATTCGCTGTTTTTGTAAACATAGTCAAAGAAGTTTGAATAATCCAAGTTAAGCCTGTGAAACAGCTCCTTCAAAGCATCTTCTTCTACGTTCTCCCAACTAGGTGGTGTGAAGTTATCTTTGATTGCGTCTAGTTTTAAGTCGTTTGTTATTTGATGTTTCATACTCTAAGGATTAG